CATTACAAGATATGCTATTTTTGAAACATCTAATAAATCAATCATACCCTGAAGTTTTTTCATACATTTATAAACTTCTCCAAGTTTATTACTTCCAGCTTCCAATAAATCTTTGAATATACCCCCGATCAAACTTTTCAAAATCGGAGAGACAAATAGAAGAGGAGCTGGTAGTGAAGATACCAAACGGTCTATTGTATTATTTACACTTTTTTGAGCATCTTTTACTGCAGTTTTTATTCCAGATTCAGCGGCTTGGATTGCACCACGAATCGTAGATAAAACTTCAGATAAAGTGGATTGTAATTGACCACCATAAAAGTTTATATCAAGACTGAGCTTTACGAATGTTTTTAGAATAGACTTATCTGCGTTCAAAAGTGGTGCACCAAAAGGTGTTGTTGTTTGACCTATGTTTGATAAATGATAGGCATTTACCATAGCGTCTGCCGCGGCATCTCTATCCTTTGGTAGATGAAACTGAAACTGTGGAGTCAGTAATGTTTGGTACAAACCCTGATTCATATATTATGTTTTATCTATTGCACCTTTGCCACTTGAAGGCCATCCAAAACGGCAAGACCAATATCTTGCTTTATGTCTTGGACCTGGAGTATCGCAGTTGTGCCTTGCACGAAATGACTTACGTCTTGCAGCGTTAGACTTCTTTATCTTCATTGTTTTCTTACCACCTTCACCCTTGTGTCCAAAGTTTACTTTGACAACATTCCCATTTGGTTTCTTTACATATACTGAGAATTTCTTTGGACCACCGGGTGTTCTGAATGGTTTACCGAGAGATACTTTACGACCACGGTATTCGGCTTCACCGAGGATTTCCGTTCCTCCTTCTTGAATACCAAAGTTGAGTTCTGTAATTTTACCACACTCATTTGTTTTATATGATTCAAGACGATAAACAGGATTATTGACCGTGGTTGATTCATTACGATAACCACCACCGGCAGCTTTGTAAGCTTTTACAAGTGCGGCCGAGGCATAAGCACTCGGCCATACTTTGAATTTTTTCTTTATACGTGACTTTACACTACTGTATAATTTTTTATTAGTAGGTACTGCACGTTCTATAACAATATATTTTGACATAGTTATTGTCCCTTACGTGAAAACTTCTCTGCGGTTGCAACACCGAGACCAACAATGATAATATACATCAAACCTTCAAATATAAACTCTGTGATTTGAAATCCCCAAAAAAGATTTGCACCCCATGTAACTAACATGGCAAGTACACATAAGAATGTAACAACTCGCTTTGATGAGACTGATCCGTCAACATCTGAAATCATTGAAGCCAATCCCGACTTTAGTTGTTCAATCACCATAGTTCTCCAATTTCTGAATAAAATCTTCGCGAAACTTTTGAAACTCATCTTCAATCTTTTGTAAGAGTTCCTCTTTTGTTTTATTTGTGTCCCATTTTTCTACATCACCAAAAGAATTTACAAATTCTGTTTTTGAAAGTTCTTCCGCAATTAGATTCTTATCTCGTTCTGCCTCTGCCAACCAAGACATTGCATTTTTTTTCATTTTTTCCCGTTCGTATTCGTCCCATCTACCTTCTATTCGTATCTTATGTTCCATTTCAGTCACACATTCCAAACACATACCGTGCATAGATTTCATTTTTTCATCTATGTTTTTTGGCATAGTACACGTACAAACTTCTTTTGGACAATTCTGAAATGTGTTTAGATAGGTATGAAGTTCTTGTTGCCAATCTTTTCCTAACTTTATCTTGTATCCTTCTTTTTGTTCCCACTCATTTCCGTCTTCGTCTTTCCACACATCACCCACTTTTCTCGTTACTTTTTCTTCTGGTTCTCCCGTATATCCCGTTTGAACGGAAGTTTGAGAAACGTGTTCTCCTTTTAGAAGTTGTTTGACATCATCTATGCTGTCAATCTTTACCATACATCACCATTCAATAAATGAAACTGTTTACTATAATTATGTCTTGAATTTGAAATAACCCAATAATTGGTTTATCGGAGCAAATGCACCTGTTAGTTTGTATGTCTTACCGTTGAATGTAAACACAATTCCTTCCAATGGAACTATTGCATCCATACCACCGGCAGCATCAATTCTCTTCAATTGTTTTTTGAGAACGTTTATATCTTCCAACTTTTTAGAAGATGAGAGAGTTTGTATTGCATTCTTGACATCCAACTTCATTTGACTTGTAGTTTTCTTTGGATCTATTGCCATTACACTCTGAACATTCTTTAGAACTTCTGCACCAAACTCTAACACGAGTAATTCAAACGGTTGAACATTTTTTTGCATTTGTTCCATTACTTTTAGTTTATCTGTGTTCTTTGCCCAAGTCAAAAGATTACCGTCAGATATATTTGTACTGTTTAGGGCAAACGACTTATCATAAAATGCCCATCTTTTTACAAGTCCTTCGATTGTCTTCTCATCTATCGTCAGACCAGCTTCTTTTGTGTTCTTTTTGATATATTTTTCCCACCAACGTTGGTGCCATACGCCAATGGTGTCAGTATCTAAACAATTCATCTTATTCTGAAGAGTTGTTAGTTTTGTTACAAAGTAATTCAGTCGTTGATTGAACTTTTTAGTCTTACCAACCACGATTGATTTTGGTTTGGTAATGCTAAATGTTTCTTGTGAATGTGCATTTACTTGTTCTATCATTCCGGCTAAAACTCTTGCATAGTCAGGATAATCTTCTATCTTTTCACCTTTATCATTATACAAAGAAACTCCGTGAAAAACAATATAAGCACCGTCGTAGTTGATTACATTTGCACTTTTCGGGTACATAATTTCAAGATTCATCCAAGCTTTACCATCTTGAAAAATCTTCTTTTGTTGGTTTAGAGTTAGCTTTTGAATTGACTTTTCCAAATCAGAGAACGCAAATGTAAATGCCTCTTCAATAGCACCACGACCACCAAACTTCGTCTTGATACTTTCATAATCCATTCCACCATTCTTGATGTCACCTTTATTTCTGGCAGCATATAGTTTACCTTTTCTAAATGAAGCAAAAAGATTTTGACCGTCTAATTTTTCTGTTGGTTTTCCTGTTGTTGTTATTTCACCCGATAATCCAAGTCGGAACATTTCTTTCATGTCACCAAATGTAAGACCGAAGTCTTCAAATGGATGTGTCATGTGTCCTGCTGCACCACCTTCTTTTAGAAGTGGTTTATCTTCCTTAGCAACTTCTGTAAATACTTCATTCCAAAATTCTCTACGAACTACGGAGAGACGTTCTCCCGCAGGTTCATCAGATTCTGGAAGAAGATTGATTTTGAACTTCTTAGCAAGTTGAACTATAACGGGAATCAATAACATTGTTCCCGGTATTGGTATTGCCGCAATAGCCCCAAGACCCATAAGTTTGAATGTATCTTTCATTTGTTTCTGAAAGATTGCCTTTTCTTGGTCGGTAAGTTTTCCTGTTTTTACAAACTTTTGTATTATTGGAAGTAGGTCTTTTGTATCTCCGTATTCTTTTTTGAGAATATCAAAAAATAGTTGACCTTGTTCCTGCGTCATGTTTGATAATACACGGAACCAGTCGTTTAGATCTTCTTTTATCTTACTGCGTTTTGTATTCAACTTACTTATTACCAAGTTGAAAATGCCAGCATCAAACCAACCAAAGATTTGTTTGAAACGGTATCTCAATTCAGCCAACTTTGCATCGTTATCTCCGAGTGCCTTACGAATATTTGTTCCTGACATTTCACCGAATGAAGGTATGTTGTATGAAACGTGTGGTGCGTAAACATAATATGTGTAAGGGTCTACGAGATCTTTTGCAGGGATGAAAGTTGTTCTGTTGTACGCCATAAGACGTTTGAAACCTTTGAGTCTACCTTTATCCTTTTCACCAATCATATAAACTATTGAAGTAGTTTTTGGGTCAAGTCCTGTTTTTTCAAAGAATTCTTGTGGATTGTAAGGACTAACTATTTTTACAATTTGACTTGACGGCACTCCGTGTTTTACCATTATTCGTTTCTTTTCTTCAAAGTTGAATGGAGATTTTTGTCCATCTACTTTATCAGAAGTAATAACATAAGTATTCTTATCACCAAACTGTTTTTTCAACCACATATAAGCATCTCTGTGATGAATGCCCATTGGTTGAAAACGACCAGGATATACAGCTACGATTTTTCCTTTATTTGAATCTTCTTCATTAAAGATTTGGAGTTTTAGCTCTTTGATTATTTGTTCTATAAGTCTATTCATATTTTTACGGTTTAGTTGGCCAAATTATGTTGAAAGGATCTTGTTGTGATGTAATATCTCTTAGTTCTTGACGATATGTTTGCCATTCTATCTTCTTCTCTTCTGAAAGTGGTGAGTCAGATAACTGTGTCCAATCTGATTCTAATAGAAGTTCATTTCTTTGAACTCTTATATTTTCCCACATTTGATTTGTTTCTTGTTCTAGTTCCTGTTGTGTTTTTTCTCGAACTTGTTCGTACTGAACTACTTCGATTCCTTCAATAACAAACATCTGACCCGTCGTAATACTGTTGTTTGTTTTATTTGGGTTTGGAACAAAACGAACAGGAAACCATCCATAAGAACGTAACCTTTCGTCGTCTAATAGATAAAAATTAGAAACGTCTACCCAATTTTGTGGGAGTGGTCTTGGATAACCTTTTACTTCACCGTTTTCAACTTGTATGTAATCCACTTGAAATACCTCATAAACAAAAAGAGACATATCCTATAAATATGTCTCTTCGTAGATTACCATCAATAATACGACCCATCATCTATAACATCTTTCTTTTTTCGTAGAGCAGCAATACCTTGACCACGCCAATCTACATCAACGAGATCGTAGTATTTTAGAGTCATCTGATAATCAGGTCTGTTGAAGTCATGGATAAAAACAATTACATTCTCGTCTATCACTTCCCAAATTGATTTTGCACAATATTTTCTTGCTCTACCATCAATAAGAATCTTTGTGAACTTCAACCGCTTTTCTTTTGGGTAATTGATGTAGTCCTTGAATTGTTCATATCGGCAAGGAATTGGTTGTGGTGAGTGTGCAGCTATATGATGTAGTTCAATGTTTGATATACCATAAGCATCTATTACCTTACCCAACGAGTTTATCCAATCAATATCGTGCTCGATTGAGATTACTTTTGAAACAATACCTGACCAGTAAAGAGTTGAGTTACCACTTCCCCATTCAAGGAGAACATCATCGGGAGTTAGAAACTTCTCGATGAATTTATATTCCCACTCATTCATAAGTGGTCTGTATGACTCGAATTTATTAGAGGTTGTTATCATAGATGTCAAATACCTCCTTTACAACTTCATCAACTTCTGGAATGTAATCGTATAATGTCTTTCCTTCTGGAATTAGGTCAATTGTATCCGTGTGGAATTCTGTGTGACGAATTTCCAAGTCATCAAGAAGTAATCCTTTACGAAGTGCCTTTGTCTTGTAGTATTGAGTTCCGTTACGGAAAGGAAGAATATGATCTTCATGTTTACACGTTGGAATAGTGACAATCCAATTATCAAACGCACCAGCGATGTGAAGCGGTGAAGAGTCGTTGGTAAGAAGACAACGAGAAAGTGAAATAAGAGACATCAATTCACCCAATGTTGTTAGATCTCGAAGATCGATTCCGTCTTTTGGACATTGAATCGGAAGATAACCTTGATTTTCATCTATTGTTTTACCGATAAGAACTACTGTTAGTTTTTCGGAAAGTTTGTCTACAATCTTTTGCCACCAGTCTTGTGGAAGAGTTTTCGATGGCCACCATTTCCCTGCATGAACTACTATCGTGGGTTTATCTTTTTTCTTATTACTCAACATCTGTAAAACAGATAATGCGTCTTCTGCCTCTAATTTTAGTTTTATTGTTTTTTCTATATTCGGAATAGTTCTTTTTATCATTGACATAGATGCAAAATCAGTTGGGTGAAAAAGAACGTGGGACATTTTATGTTCTGACTTTTCATCTTCTGGACAAGTATACATTGTAATCACAGCATCATTTATACCATTCCATTCTTCATAATTCATAACAGGGCATGAAAGATGTTCAAAAAGACGAGGAAAATGTGAAACTACAAAAATATTTGCATCTGAATATAACTTTTGAGTATATCGAATTGCTGGTTCGGAACAAAGTTGATCTCCCATTCCAGCCGTAACTGAAATAAGAATATTTCTGTTATATTTGTAATTTGGTCTATCCGCCTTCCATTGTTCTATATCTTTTTTCATTACGTCCATTTGAATTTCTTTTGGTGCACCAGCATAGTGAACAATATAAGAATCAAGACGATTTATACCACAGAATCTATCGAGTATGTCCATTCGATTGAACTTGTAATCCAAATCGAACATTTCAACCTTATCGTTTAGAATACGAAGGTTGATATATGGTTGATCCGTTTCTACAAAATCTTGTCCCTTTGGAAGTTTGAATATATTCTTGTGAATACGGGAAATAACCATAACACCCGAATTGTAAAACTTCCCATTCCATGTTTTTAAAGGTTCTCCATAGTATTCAGATGCCTGTTCGAGAAACTCAAGTCTTGGAGTATATCTACCCTCATTGAACATACCCAATTTGTTTTCAGGAACAATTTCAAATAAGTTTGGTGTATCTTCACGGATAAGAATATCAATATCCAAGTAAAGAATTCGTTTGTATTTATTTAGGAGTTCGTGGATATGAAATTTATTCCACTTCTGTGTAATATATTGTGGATTAAACTCATTGATATTCAAATAGTCGGCACCAATCTTTTTTGCGTATGATTGAATTGATGGAGTTGTTAGTTTTCCAACTTCATTATAATGGTTGCCAATTGAAATAGTCAAAACTAATGTATCTTTTGTTTTCATAACCTACTTTTATTATTGAAACATAATTTATAATATACAACTTTTTTTTATAAACCACAAACTGATATTGGTGTTAGTATGGGAGTTGACCCATCACCTCTACCACCATAAACACTGGATCCCCATGCCCACATTTTTCCATATTGATCGATTGCTGCGGAATGAAAATCCAAAGAAGTTGCATATGGTCTATTTGCCGCAATTTCACAAAATGTTTTTGCTAATCCGGCTACTGCAACTGGTGTAGATTTTGCAATAGTTGTACCATCTCCTAATTGACCATCCGTATTATCGCCCCATGCCCAAAGTTTTCCATTTTTATCTATTGCTAAAGCAGAAAGATCACCAGTTGCTATTTTACAAAATGTTTTTGAACCATAAACTGATACCGGTGATGTGTATGCGGTCGTACTATTATTTCCCAATTGACCTAAACCATTATCACCCCACCCCCACACTTTACCATTTTTATCTATAGCCAATCCGTGAGTTGCCCCAATGGATATTTTACAAAAAGTTTTCAAAGCACCTGTAATTGAACGAGGGGTTCTTGTTGAAAGTGGAAGTGGCACTCCAAGTCTACCACCACTTCCAGCCCCCCACCCCCAAATTAGACCATTTTTATCTATTGCCATTGTTTGATTATTTTGAGAGGAAATTTCACAAAACGTTTTTGCTAATCCAGCTAATGCAACGGGCGTTCTTTTAGAAATAGAAGTATTATCTCCGAGTTGACCAGAGCCATTAAATCCCCAAGACCACACTTTCCCGTAATTATCAATTGCCGTGGCATGATAAACACCATCAGATATTTTACAGAAAGTTTTTGTGCCATAAATTGACGTTGGTGTAAATGCCGTACTAATCGTATTATTACCTAGTTGAGCATTACTATTGATTCCCCACCCCCATATTTTTCCATATTTATCGATTGCAAGGTTAAATGAATACCCGTTTACAATTTGACAAAATGTTTTTGTAGCACCTGCAATAGAAACTGGAGTATACTTATTTACACCTGTATTATCTCCGATTTGTCCAGAATCATTTAATCCCCATGTAAAAATTGCACCATTATTGGTGAGACCAATTCCATTTTGATTTCCAACAAATATTTTACAAAATGTTTTTGACGCCGTAACTGAAATTGGTGTGGTTTTTGGTTCTATATTTGAATTTGAAACAATCCCATATAAGTTATAACCCCATGTCCAAGTTTTTCCTTTATAATCAATTGCTATGTTGTGAAAATTACCGGCCCATATTTTACAAAACGTTTTAACTGTACCAAGAACTGACACAGGTGTTAGTTTGGATATTTGAGATGAATCGTTATTTCCAAGAACACCATATTTTCCATAACCCCATGACCATAGTCTTCCATTTCTGTCTATTGCAATAGTATGGGATGCACCACCTGATATTTCACAAAATGTCTTTGCGAGTCCACCAACAGACACGGGTGTTCTTTTAGAATTAGTGGTATTGTCACCGAGTTGGCCAGTTGTGTTGGCGCCCCATCCCCAAAGTCTTCCATTTTTATCTATGGCATGAGTGTGAACATTTCCGGCTGAAACTTTGCAAAATGTCTTTATAGTTCCAACCACAGACACTGGAGTGAGTCTTGATGTTATAGTATTATCACCAAGTTGTCCATTAGATTGTCTACCCCACGCCCACAATCTTCCATTTTTGTCTATTGCAACAGAGTGACTACCACCAACAGTAACTTTACAAAAAGTTTTTGTGCCATAAATAGATACAGGTGTAATTTGATTTGAAGTTGAATTATTTCCAAGTCGTCCAAACGATCCGGCGCCCCATGCCCACACTTTTCCATATTTATCAATCGCAAGATTATGATTTGCTAAATTTCCGTTTGATATTTCACAAAATGTTTTTGTAGTTCCTACAACTGATACTGGAGTACATCTACTTGTTGTGGTATTATCACCGAGTTGACCACTTGAATTTAATCCCCATCCCCAAACTCTTCCATTTTTGTCTAATCCGACGGAATGATAGAATCCTGCTAGTATTTTACAAAATGTTTTCGTTGTTCCTAAAACTGATGCGGGAGCAGTTCTATCTGTTATACTATTATCGCCGAGTTGACCGAACGCATTACTTCCCCATGTGAAAACTCTACCGGTATTTGCAAGATATACATTAAAATAATAACCGGCTGCAATAGATCCAAGAACCACAGGTGCCGGTGAATATGGTTTACCAACTAATACAATTGCTTTTTTTATAAATGGCATATCACTTTACCTTTACAAATTTTGACCACCAACAAATCCGTGCCAGTTTGTACCACCATCGAGTGTAACAAATGAAAACACATCTTTTTTACCGTTAGTGGATGTTAATAATGGAGAAGCACCAGCTGGCCACAAAATACTCCCACCCCATGTAACTGAACGCGGTGTTCCATCTGCAGTAAATATAAGTGTAAAAGCAGATGAACCTACAGTTTGAGTATTTGATATTGTAAGTGTTGTTATACTTGAATTTAAATTTACATAAAAAACACCCGCGGCACTCAAATCTAATGTGAGTGTACCAGCACTAATTGCAGCACTTGCACTTACTTCTGAAAGATTTCTTACACCATATGAGTCTCTTGACCAATTTGACATTATGTTACTCCTTATCCACTAACTTGGACAATATTAGTTACCGCATTCCAACGAATTGTTTTTGCAGCTTCACCTGTCACTCGTAGAACCAATCTACCACCAAGAGCAACTGCTGTTGCGTTCCAAGCAACTGTATCTTCTATGGCGGTTTGATTGACTGCGCCTACAAGAGCAACGCTCCCTGCATTATTATCAATTGCGCCTTGTAACCAATACGCCGCACTCTCATTATCGGCATCAGTTCTTCTTGCCACAAGAAATGTTGTAAACATCCAAGTTGTATCATTTGGCACAGCAAGTCCAGTTGGATTATTCCAAACATTGAATTGAAGTGATGTTTGGTTTCCATCCGATGTACTACCCGATGCATATACTCGATATTCTGGATAAGCACCTGTAAAGTCACCAAGTTGTGGTGTTGCTGCTATGAGTCCACCGTTGAATCCACCGATGACACCCGGTGCAAACATATGAGAACGAACAGACGTTCCTGTATCTTTCAGCACTATTTCAGTTTGTCCCCATTCACTTCCATTTGTATGAGATGTCCATACATAATCAAGGAAACCAACCGTTGTGTTTTCTGTTGTACTTGTTTCTGATTCAAATTCAATACCAACACCGAGACTTTGTGTTGCAGTTCCGGTGGTGTTATTTATGATATTTAGATTTCTTACGGATGCATTTGCAGTTGCAGTGCTAGATGAAACTGTAAGGATATTACCGGCAAATGTTAAATTTGCAGATGCAGTTGCCGCATTATTTGTACCGTCACTTATTATTAAACGACTACCACTTGCACTATTTATTGTGTTGAATCCTGTCCCTGATGTTCCTGATGAACCAGCTCCACCTGTTTGACCTGAACTTCCTGATGAGCCAGTTGAACCTGATGTTCCTGATGAACCAGCTCCACCTGTTTGACCTGAACTTCCTGATGAGCCAGTTGAACCAGATGAACCTGTTGAACCCGAACTTCCAGTTGAACCAGATGAACCGGCTGTACCAGATGAACCTGATGAACCCGATGAACCAGTTGAACCAGATGTTCCCGATGAACCAGTTGATCCAGATGTTCCTGATGAACCGGTTGAGCCAGATGAACCAGTTGAACCCGATGTTCCAGAAGAACCAGATGTTCCTCTTGTACCAGAGGATCCTGATGAACCCGATGAACCAGTTGAACCAGATGTTCCCGATGAACCGGTTGAGCCAGATGAACCAGTTGAACCAGATGTTCCCGATGAACCGGTTGAGCCAGATGAACCAGTTGAACCCGATGTTCCAGAAGAACCAGATGTTCCTGATGAACCCGATGAGCCAGTTGAACCAGATGTTCCTGAACTTCCAGTAGAACCCGATGAACCCGTTGAACCTGATGTTCCTGAACTTCCAGTAGAACCAGATGAAC